CCCTTGCCATTGGCTAGGTAATTCCCGCTATTAGGGCTTACTAGGGACTTGCACCCATTAGACAATGCTCATGCCGAGCATACTATAATTAAAGGGCAATAGAAATAAATCTACTGCCCTTAGTTATAGGCTGTAGTAGCCCTTATCTATCTAATTATTCAGGTGTTGTAGTCTTTTTAATAGAACCAGTTCCAGTTAATGTAACTGAATAGGTCGCATTCTCACCATTGTTAGCATTAGCTACCAAAGATGTAATAATTACCTTACCTTCATAATAAGTTTTCTGTGAAGTCCAATATGGAAGTGAAGTATCACCATCTGCTACATTCTTAGTGTTATCAGTCTGTTCTGTCTTCAATCCAAATCTTACAGTAATAGCTTTACTAGCTAACATTGAATCAAACAACTTATCGTAATCTTCTGATGTGAAAAGATTCTCTGATGTGATTTCCCAAGAATATTTGCTAACCTCACTAGCTCCCCAAATACCATGATCTTTACTAGATATATCTACCGTTTCTGCTGTAATAGTTAATGTATGGTTAGTAGCATAAGCATAACTATGTCCATCATTATCAAAAAGCATCAAATCACGTCCTTTAATAATTTTATTTGCTGCCATATTATTTATTCTGTTATAGTAGTTCTAAAGTTCAAATTCTAAACAAATACGTTATCTGTGAAACTCTCGTTTGCACTAATTAAATACGTATCATTAAGTATCATATCATCTATCTTTATTACCTATCTCTACAATATCTCTCTTACCTTATTAGCTATCTCTATACCTTCTGCATACTTCATTGTAACTATTGTTATACCAATATCTACAGTATCTTCATAGCTTCCATCTTTGCAGGTAGAACTGATAACATTATTCCTCTTATAAACAATAAAGGGATATTTGGCATTATTATCTGCTACTAAAGGATATGTCTTAAAATCACCTAATAGGGTATAGATTACTTTTCCTATGCCTAAAGAATCAATCATTTACTAATTCTACATTTATAGTTAATAACATCTGCTGTTTATCTGGTTCTATATCTAATATTCTATAGATTTTACCATTCCACTGAATCCTATCATATTCATTAACCATGATATAGTGACGTACCTAAAATGTTTTTGTATATTGGTATGCTACTTCATCATTGGATAATGTTCTATTTCCTCCTTTGTGCATCAGTCTAGCCCTAGTAGTCTGTTTCATGTTCCACTAGGTTTCTTCTTCACCATAAGCGTTTCTAATAAGGCTGGATTCTAGAATGTCAATCTGCTCCGTTAACAATCCCGCTCTCATACTTCTTATAGTGTTTGTAAAGTGATAATAGATAATCATAGGAATGTGGTATTTCCTAAGCAGATGCAAATGCCACTGATTCCCTATTATTGTATAGGTTGCCTATCATAAGTAGTACTGCATGAAGTAAAGAAGCTGGTAAAGCTCCTTCACTTCTCACAATATCCTCAAACGTACAATCAATGTGTTTTTGTACTATGTCCTATGCAACATCAGATAAAGCTAAGAGATAGGTATCATCATCCTTAAAAGAATCATCTATATTAAGATGTTTCTTAATTAAATCCAGCTCAATTTGCATAGTTAATCAGATTTACTAATTAAGCAGCTACTACCTTAGCTTTGTTAGCTACGAATGCTTCTTTACGAACTGGTTTAGCATCAAAGTAAGCATTAACTACCAATCTAACCTTTCCATTAGCAGCCTATGAATAAGGATCAATAGTCAAATCGATCGCTCCCCATTGTGCTATGACATAGTTCTCAAAATTACCTAAAACAATACCTTTGCAAGCTGATGTACTAAGTACTGGAATGCCATCTACCTCGTTATCCTCCATGACGAAAGCTCCTTCTGTCTTTGCAGTAGTCTTCAACTGTGCTTTGATAGCAGGTGAAACAATATATTTAATATCACCATATACGTTTGCTTCCTCCAGCTTTTGACGCATTTCTGCAAATGTTTGATAGCTATTATCCTTCAAAGCAGTAACACCGTTAAAGATACCTGCTGGCTGCTTTGTAGAACCTGCTCCATCACCCAAAATAGTAGCTTCCAACTTCTGACTGATAGCCTCAACAATATTCTTTCTAATTAAAGCTTCTGCTGATACTGAATCCTGAATAAGGAACTGCTTAGATACATCAATGTAAGCTGTTAATCTCTTTGGTGCAAACTCTACTTCATCAAATGTACCAGCACCATCAGCAGCAGCACCAGTTTCATCAGCCCAACCTACAGTAGCACCACTGTAAGAAGGAATAGAAATGTTACCTACTAATCCAGTCATATAAGTAGCACCTGCTTCACTAAGTACCATCTTTGCCTTCAATGGCTCTAAGATATTCAACTTATCAGTAGCTACTGCTTCCTTACCTGCTGTATCTACTGTAGCTTGAATGTCTGCTCTTTGCTCTACTGGAATCAGAATCTAGCCACTGAAAGATAAACCTGATTTACGCATTTCAGCCATACCTGCATTAATGACTTCTTGACTTCTCTCGTCTAACTGTCTGTTATTGGCTACATCATTAATAGCCTTCAAAAGTGAAAACTTCTCCATACTTCTTGTTTCTTTGTTTAATGTCTTATTAAGTTCTCTAATCTCTGTATCAATATCATTTATCTACTTTTTAATAGAATCCAAGTTAGTTTGCTCCTCTGCATTTAACTTTCTTGATTCCATTTCTGCACCCTTAATTAATGCTTCTGCTTGAACCTTCAAAAGATTCTTTTTATCCATCAACTCAACACTATTCTTCATAAACTCTTTCTTAACTCCTCAAAATAATGTGCTAAATCTTCCTTCTCCTTATCTTTAAATTTATCTAATCCTCTGGTATCTGCTTTAACACTAGTAGCAGAATAAGCTGGTGAATAAACTGGTGAAACATCGAATAACTAACTAATGCTTCTGATGGTTCTGAGATAACTTCCATCCTCTCTTTTCTCCCAAGAATCACTTTCGACAGTGAAAGCAAAAGAACTAGCACTAATATCACCCCTTCTAATACCTTCCAGAACTTCGTCACCCAAAGCAGTATTAGGTGCTTCAAAGCTGTATTTCAAACCTTTCTCATCTACCTCTAAAGTTAGGCTACCAGTACCTTTATTACTTCTAGCTAATACACCTTTATCTTCATTGTGATTAAGTAAGCACAGTACATCAGACTTTTCTATGATGCCATCTAAAGCCCTGCTATCAATCACTTCTTTAAATCCACCTAAATCATTAGATTCAGACTGGAACACTACAGCATAGCCTTCAACCTTTCTAGATTCAGGTAGATTAGTTATGCTATCTTGATTCATTCTTACTTCTTTCATAGCTTTATTCATTCTTGTTTATTAGTATCTGTTTCTTCTTCATCTTCTGATATTATAGCGTTGTTTGATGGTACATTCTAAGCAGCTTTATTAACTTCCATCATATTCACCTAAATAAAGTGATTATCTCCACCTTCTACAGCAGCTAAATCAAGTTCTTTTCTAATTTCATTCAGACTAACTACACCTATATTAAATAATGTGTTGTAGTAAGATGCCAAACTCTATTTATCTGCTCTAAGTAATCTAGATGTATCAAATCTAACATCAATGGATTCTTTCTCTGATGGTTTATACAGCTTTCTTTCAAATTCCAGCTCTAGCTTTTCTAGCAGTGGTGAAAGAGTATCAGTAAGGAATGATAGGTTAGTAGCTTCTACTGTAGAATAACTAGATTTAGATAAATCAAAAGCTTTCACTGGTGAAACACCAAAGAATCTGCAAATGTCAATCACATTAAACTATCTAGTTTCCAATAACTATGCATCAGTAGGATTAACCGTTATAGGCTAGAACTCCATGTTTCCTTCTAATACAGCCACACCATTAGGCTAACCAGTAGAAGGGCTAAATGCTGTTTGCCAACTATTCTTTAAATCTGATTTCTGCTTACTAGTTAGATTACTTTGCACTTTCAGGATTCCAGCTAAGTTAGCCCCACCTTTAAAGAATCCACTAGCGTGTGCTTCACTATCAGCTGACAAGCCTAAAGTATTCTTTGCGTGTGCTAATGTGCTGATTCCAGTAATACCATCATAGCTAAAGTTTAAGATGTGAATCATATTGCAAGCTTCAATAATGTTAGATAATCCAGTAACACTATAGGCTACATTATCCTTTAAAGTCTTTGGTGGTATGATTGTAACTAAATCAGATGGTATATAGTGTAAAGCTGTAGCATTCCCTAAATTATCTCTTTCAATGAATGCATATCCATTTCCCTTTAGAAGTGTTGATACAATCAGCGTTTTAATGAAGGTGAATCTAGTCATTCTACTGTTAGGTTCTGCATTAAGTAATCTGTAAGTAGGATGGTTAGTAAACTTCAATTTGTAGCCACTACTATCTATCTTATATGGCTCTAGAGGTAACTAAGCCACTGAATCAGATATAACCTCAACACATCTATATACACAGCTCAAAAGTAAAGCCCTATTAGTAGAATAAGCTCCAGTACCGTTATATAAGAGGTAATCAAAGCTACTACTTCTTTCTTCTACCTGCTATTTTTTCTTCTTAAAAAAATTCCAGTTCATATTTAAATAGTTATCAATACTGCGTTAAATTAATATTTAATCGTCTGTAAATCAATAACTTATATTAAGAAATGCTTATGAAAACTTAACTATAAAAAGTTGGTCAAGTCACTGATTTTCAGTAACTTTGCAAATCACGACAAACGCAAAATTATATGAATACAGGACTTGA